GGGAGTGTCAAATATTTTTTAGCTAAGTAAATGGTCATGTAAGACGATAGAGAAGCAAAAGACGGAAGTATTTAGATATAAAGTACAAGTTTACCTAATTTAGATTTTTCTAATTTGTATTGCTTAACTGCAACCAACTTTGACCTTGGTTGTTCCGGCACCTCTGACCATTTATACACCGCCACATCTGAATTTATCAGTTCATTGTGTTGTGTAATGATTTCAAATCAGCAATTGAACGTTGATGTTACTCAGAATGCCGTTATTGCCAATATGGCGACTGGAATTAATTGCCAATTCACGCCAGATTGTATTAATCATGTTACCACTTGTTGCTCATTACATCCCACTAGCTCAATTATTCAGCAAGGTGTAATGGATCCAACTTGTGTTTCATGCCTATCGTGTGTGGCAACACAAATTGTACTTGAATACGTAGTAGACAGATACATTTTCCCGGTAGGACCAGGAATACTTCAACCCATCAACCCTGATTCAATACCTGAACCAGAAGAAGTTGAAGCCCAGGCATCATCAATTGATGCCCACAACAATGCATTCATTGAAAGCGAAATTATTGATAATGAAATTATCAGCTTTGATGAAGAAGTGTGTAACTATATCAATGTTAATAATATGCCAAGTTGTGATGTGCACCCTAATGTTTTATCAAATGATGAAGTAATTATGAGTCAAATTAATATAGTTAATGATAGTGTTATTAAACCAATCCAAATTCTCCAAAATAAAAAAACAACTGGAGTTTTTGTAGAAAGGCATTTAACTGAGTTAACTAATGATTTGATTGATGATCACGGCAGTCCGATATTTAAACATTTTGATGGTGATAATAAATTGAATGAGTGTGTATCAATAGATTTCAACCAAGAGGTCTCCGATGATGATATTCACGATGATGATTTCAGTATTGATGGCATCCGCCTAGTAGTCAAACCTATACACGAGCAAAACTCTGTATGTGTTGAACAAGAAATCATACATGACCCACCTCATATCAGTTTTAGCCAATTTGTGTCGAAGTCCCCACAAATTGATGCTAATAATTCTAATAATTTAGAGATTTCTGTTAGTGTTGAGCAATTCAACACCAGTTTAGTTAAAAAGAGCGCCCGGTACAGTTTTGGCCCTTTTGCTAAATTAAATCAACCCACCAAAGTTAATATCACAATTTCTCGTGATTTAATGGACAAATTACCACAATTAATTGCCAATGGTGGGCTAAACCCTCATGCACTTTCAGCAGCAATTCGAACACATTTATATGGATTAGTAGATGAATATTTATTATCATCATATGGCCCCACTGCCATACTAGATCTTTATGGAAACGCTCGAACACCTAAATTGCTTCGGCATCATACTGTGCATGTACATCGACCAATCATCACTTTGAAGGATAATGATAGAGTTAAACTGTGTAAAGATAAAGGATTATATTACCTTAAATTCAATAAAGGAAAAATCAACTACACAGAGAAAAGTAGTTATTGTACAACTAATTCGTGTCATACACATTTTAAACACTACATTAACTTCGTTAACGACGCTTTATACTACCAAGAAACTTATAATGCTGTTATCAATAATATGAACACAACAAATACTTATCGTTCATATGATGACCGTGTTGTAACTATTGCCATTTTCAAAGTGTTTGATAGTAAAATCAGTGCATCCAGAATTTTAATTGCACAAGATAAAACTTTTGTCGATCAAGGGCATTGGTATCGGGTTGATCAACATATCATGTATTGCCCAAATAATATTTCTAGTGATAAAGAACCAAATTACTATCACCCTGATATTTGCAATACATTATATTTACAAGACAAAGCCAGGGATAATCATTTCATCTATACCGTTATTTTTAGGGTGAATCATTATTCAGAAGCTACTGTCGTAGTTGAAATTGTCCCTTTTGTTAAAAGTGCAGATAATAACCGATTACCAAAAGTTCATACACCCGTCGAAAATCCACAAAATTTGATTGTGATTGGTGATAATGAACAATGCTGTGTTCTTAGATGTTTATTGGAAGTGAGATGTATAGATCCACCATTAGGCATAGAAGCTACAACTACTAAATATAAGAACATAGCTGTTGCATCAGTAGAAGAATTAAATACAATCATGAGTGACATTCAAGGTGTGAATGTTGTTTGTGACACTTGTCATGGAATGTATGTTTTCCGAGAAATGAAAACCAAATTCACTGCTAATGCAAATCGTGTCGTAGGCCGACATGATTGCCCGTATGAAACTTGCGCAAAGTTTAACCACATATCCTGTACCGAACAATGTAAATCACCTGCACATATGTTAGCAAGGAAAGATTACAGTCGGTATGGGCGTAAAATAACTGACACATATTATTTGGAATTAAAGGCACTTTTAAATCATTTAACGAAAGTTACCATAGCTGGAAAAAAATCTGTTATTAATTCAGCAGCTGTAGAAGGAAGTGACCAATTATCACAAAATGCCAGTGTTGAACAACGCATAGCGCAGATAATAGAAGTTAATCCTGAACTTGCCAAACCAATCGTTGCTGACCAACGTATAATTTCTTTACAATTGCCCGTGCAAACTAAAAAGGGTGATCCAATCGAAATAATTAAACCTGTTGATAGCGATCAATTCGTAGCAAGAATTCTAGATACAAAAACAAATACATACGAGCATTATACTTACTTAGACGGGAAAGGCCTATATTCCTGTCAATTTTCAACAACCAATAACACTAACATTGGCACTATTACTTTTAATGTAAGAACTACCCCTTTAATATTAGAAGCATCAACTTTATGTACATTGACCAATTATGTTACAATGATCAAAGGTGCACTTACCGTAGAAAATACTATATATATACGTAAGTGTGTTAAGAAGTTGCATAACACAATAACTGAGCCACAAATGTTAGTTTTATTTACTTGGTTGCTACAACAAAAGATACGTGAAGAACAATTAACCAAACTTATTTTGGGTTCACGCCCTAATGCAACATTACAAGCATTCCAGAATAATCAAATGTTATATGACACCACATTTTCTCAAAATTGTCTACAACATGGTTGTTGGACTGCATTACGCATGTCACTATTTTCATCATGCAGAGCAGAAGAAATTATTGTTGATGTTGGGGAGATGAATTTGCTTGAAAAGAAACATTTTGCTTTCATCAACTATCTTTGTTGACGGGGGATTGCATGTGATGTTAAAATGAATCAACATATCACATGCAATAACTCATACAACGGTGTAATATACAAATCGTGCCTAAGTATATTGCACCTGAAAGGCCTTAACGGCTACTTGCACGATTGTGTCACTTGGAGATCAAATTTAACAAAATATCCAAGTGTTAATGATCTTAACAAACTCATATGTAAATATGCAGAACGCAGTGTCGCATTGTTTCAAATTGCACCTAAATATACTTATGCTGAACAAATATACTATTATGAAAACTGTTTAGCAACTTTATATGCTGCTTTAAACAGACAATGTAGCATGACACCTCGGCCTGAAACTCGCATAGTGAATCAACTGCTTACTTTTTATAAGAATACAATTTATCCAGAATTAAAGAGTTTATTTGCCAATTTTCACTACAGTTATGCAGTATGGTATAACCATCTAACCGCTCATCAACAGATAGAAATGGATGAAGTTGCTAGTTTATCAAATGCAGAGTTATTTAAACGAATTGTTAAGATTTTTTGTAAAGCTGAAAAACAACCCAGTGATGGCATACCGCCTAAAAATCGTTGTGTATCAGCAATTAATGCAATATCAAAATATGTGATGGGACCCGTTGTTTACGCTATGGAACAATATTTAAAAAAACAGAAAGGATATTGCGGCGGCAAAAATTGGGATGATCTAAGCAAGACTTATGATGAATGGAAGAAAGCTGAGTATAACATTATACAAACTGATGTGTCTGGTTGGGATAGGAGTATCCGACCGTGTCTTAAACAAATATTTTATGACGTATTCAGCATTGTTGCACCACATGTAACCCATGTGCCATTAGCTATTTATGAGTATCATGCATATGCCAAATTAACAACATTGGTCGCAGAGCATTACCCAAATGGTAAGATTACACGCATTGCCACCGTAACAATACTTGCACAAGTTTTTAGTGGTACATCTGATACAACAATGAGCAACACGTTGCTTAACACTATACTGTGCAGATTTGTCAATGAATGTTACTTAAACCTTACAAATACCCAATATGATTTGTTGTCGAAAGGTGATGACAATATTAATGCAATACCTGCATATGTCACAACTGAACAAATTCGTGTTGCATATCAAACTGTATTTGTTCCCAACCATATTACTACATACGAACCTAATTTGTTATACATTAATCATGGCTTGGGCATTACGCTTAAATTCCTAACTGTTGGTGATACAGAGGACATTGATTTTTGTTCTACCAGCACATTTTATTGCACCAACTGTCAAACACATCGCATAACTCGTAAACTTGACAGATTTATTGGATTAATCCCATGGTCCAATTCAGTAGTGGCACTTAACCACAAAGGTAGGGAAGCATACATGCAAAATTTATTTGAATCAAATTTGCAGTGGATGCGCAACTTGCCCATCTTCCGTGCACTTAATGCACATTTACAAACCAATTGTACTTATAATTACACTATCAATGGTTTGAAAAAGAGGACTTTAATACTTAGCCCTGAAGATGAATTATGGTATCAACAGCACTTCTGTAAAAAGAAGGATAATGAACTAGAAACATTGATATCAAAGTTTAGTCGTGATGAAGCATATTCAATACATGTGCGTCAACAGACTTTAAACAAATGTTGTACGGAAGCTTACTATACTTACTTAGACAGCCATTATGGTCTGGAAAGAAGTGTGGTGGATTTAATTGAATCACAAATTGCAAACGCTAAAGAAGAATACGCATCTATAGAACTACAAACAGCTTTTGAATACAACAATTTATACACA